AAGTTCAGGGAGTTTGTAACATGCCAATATCTGATTGATGGTGGTTCTGTTGCAGATCGGATAGTAATCAATGTACATCCAGTTATTTGCAATCCTATAGCTGTATCTTCCTTCTTGTCCTTCGTTCAGAGCTTTCTTCAGACGGATATTCAAGACTTTGCCATCCATTTGCTGGATGATCTTTTTGACATGGGGGATAGCTGACGCACACTCACGCAGGGCTTTTATCCTCTCCTCGGTATGGTTGCGCTTGTCTTCTTCGTTTCCGTAGTACATGGCTTTCTCTCCTTTGGTCGGTTGTGTTCTTGGAATCAGGCCAGGGAGTTTTTGAACTCCCTTGGCCTATTGGGTGAAATCAGATTTTGCGGAACTTTCCGGTCCTGTAACGCTTGTTCAGTTCCCGGACCATCTGACGGGCATTGTCCCATCCCATTTCTTTAATGGTGGAGGTGTGGCTACCCCAGACAATAATCTCGTCTGCATCGTGATAATCTTCCCCGTAGCTGTCCAGGTGGCAACGGTCGGGAATATTGACATATGCTGTGACGTATGCAGCAGTAAAGTTTTTCTCGGTGATGGTGAGATGGTTCCTGTAATCAAAATCGGAGCCGTGAAGGATTTCAATGGATCTGTACATCATAGTTTGATCTTCCTTTCTTGGTCGGTTTATTTGTGGCTTCCCACTATGCCCAGGGCTTGCACCCTTGGCATTTCGTCCGGTTGCCGTCCGGATCTCGTCAGGTGGGATTTTAGCCGTCCCTGTCCATCACTCGGAGGAAGGGAACCGCTCGACCTGTCTCTACTTCAAAAACCCAGTATTCTTCAGGATGAAGGGACTTTTTGAAGTAGTCGCGGATCTCCTGCCACTGGTCAGCGTAAAAGGTGCACCAGATCGTTTTATAGTGCTTCTTCTCGTTCAGGGTGATCATCTGATATGTCATGGTCTTTCGTCCTTTCTACGGAGTTATACCGCTCCGCCCGGTGCTTGGTCGGTTAGATCATGTTACTTGGTGACGATGATCCAATGATCTTTTTCACGGGGATCCTCGATCATGTCAAATCCCAGAATGTGGATGATGGCAAGCATTCCTTCCATCGACTTGTCAATTCTCTTCATCCGCTTGTTCCAGTAATCGGCTTCTTTGTAATCTTTTTCTTTGTACTCGTAATACATCCAGTTGTTATATGCGTTGCGGTACTCTCCTGCGTCAAAATTGTAGGTGTCCTCAATCTTTTTTAGCGTTTCAGCGGTCATTTTAAAACTCCTTTCATGGTCGGTTGATTTGGCTTTCCGCGACGCTTTCCAACGTTTCGGGAAGGGGCCACCTTCCCATCATCAGGCGGAGAGGGTTCTGTTTCCGTTGTCTTTTCCGGTTCCGATTCTCTGCTTGCCGTAATGGTCACAGATTCGGTCAAAACTCTGATTAGTTCCTCTGCGCTTTTTCTGTCCTTCCTCTCCGTTGTAATACCATTTTTTGTGCTTACTGCTCCATGCAAAGCCTGCGCTCCTGAGTTTGTCCTTGTGGACGTAGGTATTACCAGAAGCCCATAACCATGAGCCCACAAGATCAAGCACAACACCTTCGCAGGACATTGCCACATTGACTGCTTCCCTAAAATCCTTCGGGGCTTCCTGGGCGGCTGCTTCTCTATCCTGCTTCGTTTCTCCGAATCTTTCAATCCGTTTAACTGCTTCATCGTATTGGTTGCCCATCTGGACAAACTCTTCATGATTTCCGCCGTGGTCAGGATGAAGGATCATTGCAAGCCTAAGATATTCTTTCTTAAGCTCGGCCATAGTGCCGATATGGTCAAAATAACGCTTCATGGTGGTTTCTCCTCTCTCATTTGGTCGGTTTGGTGTTGTCCTCAGCTGATGGCGATAGTGTAACACGATGAATTCATCGGGTCTACACACAAAAGTTGTGGATTTAAACATTTTTTCGGGGAAATTTTCGCTTCCTCTTTCAATCTGGTGTCAATTGCTGGGTGATGTAGTATTCAATACTACATTGCATCAATGCTCAGATCACGAGCGAGCGAGGCCCCTCCCCCCTCACACTCCCCCCTCGTATAGATGATTCCATAATATAAGAGAGAGATAGAGGACCAGAAGGATCACCAGAGGATCACCGGACAGCTGCACACCGCCTGGACGATCTGCAAAGATGACTCAGCAGATGACGCAATCCGAAGATGCCTTGAAGAACAATGGAATTGTGTGGGTTTAAAACCCACAGCCTGAAATAAACGGGCAAGGCCAGACGCTCAGCCGCTCGACCCTTACCTATATTTTGTATGGACATACAGATAGTGCACCCGGAGAGGGGCGGGTAGGGGGCCTGCCTTGATCCCTGGGGGGCCGATTTTGGGGCTGGGACTCCGCGAGGCGCGCCCCCCGTAGGCCTATATCTCCGCTCCCCGATCCTTTCCAGCCACCCCTTATTTTTCATAACTATTACCACTTAAGAAAGGAGGTGAAATGACATGGCAAAGATTTCCAATGGGCATAGCTTCGGCATTACCGCCAAGCAGGCACAGGCGATGCGACTGCTGGCAGAAGGCGAACTGTCCGAGCAGAGGATCGTCAAGATCATTTTCCCGGTTTGCGTGGAGCAGGAGGATGGGACGTGGAAGGAAGATCCGAAGCTGTACCGAAAGTACCGGGCGATTTTCTCCAAGTGGAAGAAGGACCCCAGATGTCAGGAATGCTACAGGGCGATTGTGGCAGAGATGGCATTTGGAGACTTCAGCCACAGCATGGCGAGGATGCGTCAGCAGGTAGACAGCAATGATCCGTGGCTGGCCCAGAACGCAGCGAGAGACACGCTGAACAGATGGCAGTCCAAAGTGATGGGCGAAGAGGCTGCCGAGACAGTGATCCGGATCGAAGGAATGCCTGCGCTTGGCACTCCTGAAGGTGTGGTGACCGATGGTGGCGGTGACGGATGATCACCATCAACTACCAGCCGACAGCGAAGCAGTCGATCTTCCACTCAAGCGTTGCCAACGAGATACTGTATGGCGGTGCTGCAGGTGGAGGGAAGACGAAAGCCATGTGCATGGATGCTCTTTTCAGGTGCATGAAATGGCCCGGAACAACGGCAGCGATCTTCAGACGGACGTACCAGGAGCTTGAGGATACGGACATCAAGGAAGCGAAAGCCAGCTATCCGAAGGAGCTTGCGAAGTACAACGCAGGACGGCATGAGTTCACGCTGATCAATGGCAGTAAGATTCTGTTCCGTCACTGCCAGAACGCAGCAGACAGGTTCAACTACTCAGGTATTGAAATCCAGTTCTTGTACTTCGATGAACTGACAGCCTTTGAGGAAGTGATCTATGAATTCCTGAAGACCAGACTCCGTGCCAAGAAGAGTCTGGGAGTCACACCGATAGTCCGGTCGGCAAGCAACCCTGGAAACATTGGTCATGGATGGGTAAAGAAAAAGTTCGTAGACTCCGCACCCTACATGGAGATCCATGAAACAAAGTACTTTTCCGAAGCCCTGCAGAAGGAAGTCGTGACAAAGCTGCAGTACATCCCCTCCAAAGCCTTGGAGAATCCGTACATCAGCGAGGACTACATCGTCCAGCTTGAGCAGAAACCGGAAGCCCTGAGACGTGCGCTCCTGAATGGCGATTGGGATGCGTTTGAAGGGCAGGTCTTTACCGAGTTTGCCAATGACCCGGCACACTATGAAGACAGACTGCATACGCACGTCATTGCGCCATTCGATATTCCTCTGTGGTGGCCCAGATCATTTTCCTTCGACCATGGCTACAGCAAGCCGTTTGCCTGTCAGTGGTGGGCAACGGACCCGGAAGGCCGACTATATCTCTACAGGGAATGGTACGGCTGTAAGACGGGAATGTCGAATGTGGGCATAGAGATCACGCCCAGGCAGATTGCTGAAGGAATCGTGGAGAGAGAGGAAGAAGAGCGCAGGGACAACCTGCACATTGACAGGATTGCGGACCCTGCGATTTTCGACAAGTCCCGTGGCGATTCGGTAGCAGATCAGATGCGCCCAGAGAACGGACAGCCGGGAGTATTGTTTTCCAAGGGAGACAATACAAGGCTGGCAGGCCTCATGCAGTTCCATGAACGTCTCCGGTTCAGGCAGGACGGCAGGCCGATGGTGTACTTTTTCAATACCTGTAAGGATTTCATCCGGACAGTTCCTAATCTTCCGTATGACGAAACCAAGGTGGAAGATATCGACACCGATGCTGAAGATCACGCCTATGACGCTGCGAGGTATCGCTTTATGGATGCTCCGCTGATTCCCAAGCAGACCAGAACCAGAAGACCCAAGACATTCAATCCGCTGGATGACTAGAAAGGAAGGTGGTGAAAGTTGATTGAAGAAGAGATTGTAGTAGGCGAGCAGATGCTCGATGAGGACGAGAAGAAGCTTGTTGAGGAGGTTTACGCCAGAGTAGAACTGTTCTCACAGGCAAACCGGGAGTATCACGACAGGGCGAATGTTGCCCGAAAGATCATGCGTCTGGACGATCCGTATCAGGACCTTCCGGGAACGCCTGAAGAGGAGCGAACGCTTCAGCTTCAGACGCTCAAAAGCACGATCAATAACTGTGTGGCAGACCAGATGCAGAACATCCCGAATCCGAAGATTCTGCCTGAGACACCGGAACTGCAGCAGGCTGCGGACGATCTGCAAGATGCACTCCGCTATGTGATCTATGACGTGAATGGATTTGAGCGCATCCACAGGCGGCGTAGCGAAGATTTCTACACGGCTGGTACTTCCATCACACAGGTTGTCTGGGACAAGGATATGGCACTGGGAAAGGGCGATATCGCTATCATCCGGTGGCCTGTCGAATCCTTCCTGTGGGATCCCACTGCGGAGGACATCCAGGATGCCCGTGCGCTGATCAAGGTCAGCTGGCATCCGCTTAGCTGGTATCGGGAACACTACCCTGAAGAGGGCAAGTATGTGGCAGGTGATGAGGGGACCTACCAGAATGTGGGAATGCCCGATACCCAGCAGATCAAGACAGGAGACGATGAGCCAAGGGCCATGCTGCTTGAGTACTGGTACAGAAAGTACAGCGCATCCAAGCGGCGGTATACCATCAATGTGGCCTATGTGGCAGGCGGTGCGCTTCTTGCCCATGACACCGATGTGTACATCCATGGAAAGTACCCGTTCGTGTTTGACGTACATTCCACCATCGAGGGACAGCCTGTGGGCGATGGGCTTGTGATGGAGCTTGCAAATATGCAGAGGTACATTAACAAGTATGCACGGTACATCGACACGAACCTGCGGATGTCCAGCAAGGCAAGGATGCTTGTAAGACGTTCCAGTGGGATTGATGCGCAGGACATGGCAGACTGGTCCAAGGACATGATCGAAGGTGACCGGATCGCTGAAGGTGAGGACTGGGCATGGCTCCAACACGCTCCGCTCAACAACATGATTGTCCAGCAGATGCTCAACCTTGAGCAGGAACTGAAGAATGATTCAGGCATGAACACCTTCAGTCGTGGAGAGTCCTCCGGTGGCATTGTCTCCGGTAAAGCGATTCTGGCCTTGCAGGAAGCAGGCAACAAGATTGCCAATATGCGGATGGTGACCCTCAATCAGGGCTTTGTCGAAATCACTACTCTGTGCATCTGGCTGATGGCGCAGTTCTACGCCAAGGAGCGCATGGTGATGATCACCGGCACAAAGGATGGCATGAGACGGGAAGTCACTGTCAGCGCAAAGAACTTTTTCGGAAGTGCCTACTCCAAGGTGAAGGATGGCACGATGCCACCGCCCTACTTTGTACAGGTAGAGGTAGACCGTAGAAATCCTGCCAGAGTCGATGCCATGAACGAGATGTATATGCAGGCGTACACCATGGCGGCGCAAATGAACCAGTTCATTCCGCTATCTGTTCTGTTCAGACTGATGAATGTGGACGGCAAGGACCGTCTGCTTCCGGTGCTTGAGGAGACTGAAGCGCAGAACAATCAGATGCAACAGATGCAACAGACGATTGAGCAGATGGCATCTCAGCTTGAGGGCCTGCAGAAAGAGAACGACAATCTGAGAGTCACTGCATCACAGGCCACCAACGTGCTTGCCAATGTGGGCGCAAACCGCAGAGGTGGATTTGTGAATCCTCCTGGTGGAATCGCCGGGGAAGCCGGTGGTGGACCGAATACTGTCAGTGCTGCGGTGAATCGCGCCAGACAGAATATTGCACAAAAAGAAGCCGCGATACTGTAGCAGTACCGTGGCTTTCTTATATCCGTCCGACTGTGATTTGCAGCGGATGAAAAAGAAAAGGAGAGCTTATGGAAAACCCTGAAATTACGGTAGATGGAATGATGACTGAGAGCGTGCAGGATACCGATGCATTGGCTCAGCCGGAAGGTGAAGATCTTTCCTCGATCATGGACGAAACTGCTCCTGCTCCTGAACCTGAAAAACCTCCTGTAAAGGAACCTGGATATATTCAGGGCAGGATTAACAAGGCAGTGCGGAAGGCAGTCGAGGAAGCGAAAGCCCAGGTTCGTGCGGAGTACGAAGCGAAGCTGGCACCGATCTATGAATCAATGATTGACCGGGAAGCACAGATGCTTGTGGATTCCGGTGAAGTCAAGAGTCTTGAGATGGCGAAGGAATATGTGCGGATGAAACAGGGTATGCCGGTTCAGGCACCTTCTGAAGATCAGCCACAGAAACCCCAGCCGCAGAGAGATGATCATGGACGATTCCAGAAACAGCAGGCCGAGGAAGATCCCCGGCTTCAGTTCCTTGCGAATCAGGCGAACAAGATCAAGTCCAAGCATGGCATTGATGTCATGGATGCCTTCTCAAAGGACGCACAGATTCAGCAGAAAGTCCTTTCTGGTGAGTGGGATTTCTACGATGTGGCAGACGCCCTGTCCCGTCAGCAGGAAAGACTACCGGCATCTCCGGTACGTTCTTCCAATGGCGGTGCAATCGGCGAAGTCAACATTATGAACATGACAAGCGAACAGTTTGCGCAGCTTCAGAAGAATCTCGCTTCAGGAAGGAGATACAAAGTATGAGTTAAGAAAGGAGCCTACAAATGGCAGTTTTTGATTACCTGAATAAAACTACTTCCGCTGGCCTGGTGCCTGCGGCGATTCAGCAGTACTATGAAAAGACCCTGCTGGAAAACATGAAGCCCGAAATGGTGCATTCCCGTGATGCGCAGCGTCGGACTCTGCCCCTCCACAACGGCAAGCACGTTCAGTTCCGGAGATTCACTCCCTTCGGTGCGATCACTACTCCTCTTGCTGAAGGTGTGACCCCTGATGGTCAGACCCTTGTCGAGACTGAGATCACCGCAATGGTCAAGCCCTATGGTGGGTTTGTCGAGGTGACCGATGAACTGAACTACTACCTGCTGGATGATATGCACAGGGAAACCGCCAACCTGCTGTCTGATCAGGCTGCGCTCTCCCTGGATACCATCTCCCGTAATGCCCTCCATGCTGGCATGAACGTTCAGTATGCCGGTGGCAGGTCCACCCGTGGAACCATCACTACCTCCGATAAGCTGACTTATGCGGAGATCAAGAAAGCTGTCCGCACTCTGAAGCGGAACAATGTTCGCCCTTTCCCCGATGGTTTCTACCATGCGATCGTCCACCCTGACACTGTGTATGACCTGACTTCCGACACCATGTGGACGGATGTTACCAAGTACCAGGACAAGTCCAAGGTTGAGAAGTATGAGCTTGGTACCATTTGGAAGGTCAAGTTCTATGAGTCCACCAATGCGATGGTCTTCTCTCCCAAGACCTATCTGTATGGTTCCGTGTCTTCCCTGACTGCTACCGCTTTTGATGCGACCACCAAGTGCATTACCTGCTCTGGTGCGACCATCACTGAGGATCAGGCCCGTGAACTGACTGGACAGCTGGTTAACATCTCCGTGACGGTTTCCGAGACTGAGAGCGTTGTTCCTGCCTGCATCATGCGTGTCGATGCCGCCAACAAGAAGTTCTACCTGAAGTGGATCCCCAGCTCCACCTCTACCTGGACTACCACCAATGCCCTGAAGATCAAGCCTTACGGCGGTGGTGCTGAAGGTATTGATGTACTGTCCACCCTGATCTACGGGCAGAACGCCTTCGGTTCCATCGAGCTTGGCGGTACTGGCAAGAACGTTTCCATCATCTTCAAGCTGCCCGGCAGCTCTGGCGCACTCGATCCTCTGGATCAGCGTGGTACCATTGGCTGGAAGGTCAAGGGCTTCTGCACTGTGATTCTGCAGGATGACTTCATCGTCAGAATTGAGCACAGCGCAACGGCGTAAACAACAATTTGCCAGGGACATTTGTGTCCCTGGCAAATCTTTTTGAAAGGAGTTTATCATGGCTAAAAGAACATCTGATGAACTGGTCGCAACTTCTCATGTTGAGGAAATCATTGACGATCAGCCCAGAGTGGGCATTACCCTGCCGAAGCTTGAAAGCGCAGGCAATGTGAAGGTTGATGAGTACGAACACGTTACCATCAACGGCGAGACTACACTGGTAAAGCGTGGTGTATATGTGGAAGTGACTGTTCCTGTGTATATGCAGCTCAAGAACAAATTCCCTGAAATCTGAGGTGATTTATGACTTCTTACGAATTTGAAGTAGCTGCGAAAAATGCAGTTATCGAAATTATGAAAAAGAATTATGGGATTGAACTGAACATTCAGGAACTTGAGTTTGTTTGGTTCGCTCATGAGCTTGGATTTAAGAAATGCACACTGTATGCGGAAAAGCTTGGGCATTATTATCCTGAAGTGACGTATAACCGTGACAAAGATGAGATGTATGTCGATGTCTATCTCAAGCAGTCGAATACAAAGCTTCAGCGAGAAGACATGGATTTTGAAGCCCATATATAAGAGGTGAACTATGACTGTCGCAGAGATAAAGAATCGCGTGATGTTCCAGACGAACAATGACACTGACGATTTGAGCGATTTCCTTCCGTACCTGCTGGGTTATATCAACGAGGGATATGATCGTCTGGCATACGCCTATGCAGGAATACATCTCTCCGGCACTGGGACAGATGAATATCATACCCTGACAAGTGACACTGATGTTCCTGCAATCCCCGTAAGATATCACCCGGCTATCGCTGATTTCGCCACATGGCTTGTCTATCGGAATGGCAACATCCAGAAGCAGAACCGTGGAGCAGCTTTCCTCCGCTCTTTTGAGGAGTATCTGGCACAGATCAGAAACGAGGGTGGCGCAATAGGCGAAGAGAACGGCAAGCCAAGGAACTTTTTCAATATTCCGAGGTGATAGTGTATGAATAAACTGAACAAGTACGATGCGTATTCCACTATCCCCTCATTCCTTGGACTCAAACAGGATGATGAATTCGGTAATGATCCCCGTATGGCTTTGGAGGTTCAGAATATGGAGACGGTGGATGGTGCGCTTCAGCCTGCTGCTGCCTGTACCATCATGACTCCGCAACTGACAAGCCCTATTGAGACACTGGCTCGTCTGTATCGCAGATGGACTTCTGCTACTGAGAAAGAACTGCTGGTGGCTGCTTCCGGTGGCAAACTGTACGCCATGACTCCCTCTGCTTCTGACTGGACGGAACTGCTGATGCCACAGGATGTGACTGCATGGTCGAGCAATGTGTGGAGTTGGGTCACATATGAAGTGAACCCTGAAGGCAGTACATCTCCTGTTGATGTGCTTCTCATGTCCAATGCCAAGGATGGCATGATCATGATCAATGGCAACACACTTGATGTAACACAGGTGGAAACACCAAAGAAGTTCGGTATTATCGAGAGATATGCTGAACGCATCTGGGGCGGTGCGATTGATGATGATCCCGATATGCTGATGTATTCAGCCCCATTTGATCCTACGGACTGGGAAGCACAAACGGAGATCCCTGAAGACGGTGCAGGCGAGATCAGCCAGCCTTCATGGGATGGTGACAGTTTCACATCTCTCAAGGCTTTCGGTGCGCAACTGATTGCCTTTAAGAAGACAAGAGTATGGCGCATCCTTGGCACTGATCCCGGAGAATATGCCTTCAAGGAGCAGTTCGGTGGCGGTGCGCCGTATCCTGGAACTATTGCTGTAGACACTGAGCGTATTCTGATGGCAACCAAGCATGGTGTAGATGTCTATGACGGTCTGAGCGTACAGCCGTTCTATCATGACACCTGCAAAGATGTATTTGCTGAAATCAACGCAAGCTATGCAGATCAGTGCGTAGCCTGTATGTGGAATGACAAGTACTATCTGGCAATGCCGATGGGCAACAGCACGATCAACAATGCGGTGCTGATTTATGACACCCATGAAGGATCATGGCTTCTCAGACGTGATGTCTGTGCTGAAGCTTTTCTGCCTACCACCGATAAGTTGTATTTCACTTCCAGCACGACTCCCGGCAGGCTGTGGCAATGGCAGGAGGATTCCTGGAAGACTGGGACAGCTACATTGGCAGCTACCAAGTGGGTAACGCCCTGGAATGACCTTGGACGTAAGGACATTGTAAAAGGTGGCTTTGAAGTCTACTTCCAGATGGAGGTAAAGACTGCCGCCGTTGCACTGAAGATTTCAATCCAGACAGAGAAAAAGATCAAGACAAAGACCTTTACTCTCAGTCCTCTTACATCCACACAGATCAGCAACAACCAAGGGTATAAACAGAAACGTTTACACTTTGGTGGCAGTGGCAGACGCTTCCGGTTAATCATTGAGACTGCTGCAGGTCAGCCCGTCTGGCGTTTGGTCGGTGGGATGCTGATCGTCTCAGAGACAGATCCGGATTAAGGAGGTGACAGAGTTGTCCACAAATTATGTCACTTATCAACAGCATGAGCCTCTCCGGATTCCTTCCAATTGGGGTGGACAGGAAAAGAAATTTATTCATCAGCTTGAGGAAACGTTTGACGATATCTACAAGCGGTTCGGAAGACTCAGGTTGGAGGATATGAGCAAGACCTTCCGAAAGTCCTGGAAGGACATGAACGATGAGCTTGAATTAAAGATCGATGCATCCACAGTAGAAGCTGTCTTCAAGTCGATTGGTGCAGACGGGTATCAGGCTACAGGGATTATTAATGCTGGCGTGAACGGGATCACCGTCAGGCACAGCAGTATGAACTGTCACACTGAGATGTCAGCTGCAGGATTCAAGATTCTGGATTCAAGCAATAATCTGATGGGCGGTATTACGACACTCAATAACAAGGTCGTAACTGCCATGAGCAATATGTACAATCCTTCATTTCCATTACTGAATTTAGATATTGGAGCATGGAATAGCGCACCTCATCAGGGGCAAATGGCACAAGGTTTGGTGTTCCACTTTGACACTTCAATACCAGCAGCCATAGGACTTTTCAAAGAATCCGGTGAGAATTATTACACATATGAAATGGAATGTGATGGATATATGGATTTGTATTCAACAAAATTTATGAGCATAAAATCCAGAGATTCCAATTTGCAGATAGAATCCGAAAATGGAAACGTCATAATTAAAGCAATAACAGGAGATGTTATTTTCAGAATGAAATGGTATGACCAGATTGTTGATCTGTCCGCAAGAGCTGTCTATGACTACCTGTACGGGTATTAAGGAGGAAACATGAAAGAGAAAATCCTGAATTGTCTGGATGTCCTGAATCGCATGACGGTCACTGGTCGGGCAAACTGCTGGGCGGTGGCTGCTGTCAGCGGAACCCTGGAAGAGATCCTCAAGGATCTTGAAAATGAATCCAAGGAGGATGAAGGTGATGGATGATGATGAAATCCTCAAAGAGCAGGCATCGGATTTTGTGAACAGTATCACCCTGTCTGCGGAAAACAGGACTGCTACAGCAGAGGATTTTGATGTAGTAGATCTGGGCGATATGCTCCTTGCGAAGTCTTCCAAGTATAGTGTCCTTGCCACCCTGGAAGACCGTCAGGATGGCAAAAGAATCAAGTTCTACTACAAGTGTCTTGAGAAAAATATTTAAAGAAAGAGGTGGTACATTTGTCACATCCTGTCGGAATTGAAGCGAATTTGCACGCAATTCTCGATGTACTTACAGAAAATGAAGTCACTGAGCATCCTGTAGGTATTGAAGCGAATCTTCATGCGATTCTTGATAGAACTGGCGAAATAAATCACAAGACTGATGAACTTGAACAGAATAAAGCCGACATGATCGTGCCCTCCGCTTCTGGTTCTATCGCATCCTTTCCTGATGGAGCAGACAATCAGCCTGTCAAAAAACTGACAGTTGGAATTGAGCCTGTGCAGGATCTGCATGGATACGATAATCCGTGGCCTGCCGGGGGTGGGAAAAATCTCCTGAACGCGCCTGACATCACACTGGCAGAAGCGGGAACGGTTTACAGCGGTGCTATCAGCCTTGCGGCTGGTACTTATACGCTATCGTCCAGTAACACTACCGTATCTGTCACGGTAGGTGAAGAAAGCGGCGTTATGCCTCTGACTTTTACTCTGGCTGAAGTAATCTCAACGATTGAGATCACGGCGAGTGCGGCGGGAACGTTCAAGAACCTGCAGATTGAATCAGGGAGTTCCGCTACAACCTACGCCCCCTACTCCAACATCTGTCCCATCAGCGGATGGACGGGGGTGAATGTTACGAGGACGGGGAAGAATTTACTGAATCCTGAAGGAAACGACCAGTCAGGAAAAGTTAATAACGGAATAACTTTTACTGTAAACAGCGATGGGACTATAACTTGTAATGGAACAGCAACCGCTCAGGCACGATATTACTTTGAAAATAATTTAACATTTGATAGTAATGTTATATACACATGCGAAGGTGCAGTATCAGGTGTAATTGCATGTTATGCAGGTGGACAGAATATATTCGAAGACAACCCACGCACGTACACTGCAGGAATCTCAATGGGTGCAAATTTTTTATACGTAGCTGAAGGCAAAACATTGTCTAATTATATTGTAAAACCCATGATCCGCCTCGCAGATGCAACAGATGGAACTTTCGAACCTTATCAATCCCAATCCATCCCAATCACTTTCCCCACCGAAGCCGGAACAGTCTACGGCGGT